ATTGCGTAAGTCAAAGCCACGCAACTCATCATCGGTAAATGATTTGCCACGCCAAGATTCCAAGTCCTTCCGTAACGAAGCCTTATCGCCTAGCGATAGCGTGTAGTTGCGTGTTTGGATAAGGGGTTTGCCCTCAATCTTTAAGTCATCGCCATGAAGCTCCCAAAAGAACTTCACTTTGCGTAGCATCTTAACTTGACCCATGTACTCAGATTTCTGTGTACCTAAATCAATAATTCGGTATAAACGAGCTAGGTGCGAACCTACTGGGGCTACCTTAAACTCTTTCTTTTCTGTAGTTGTGCCTGTCACAATCATGTCTTTATCCTTAAATGTTTGCATGGTTTTCGTTGGGAGTTCTAATCACAATGATGCTTCTAGCTTGTCTATCCACCATAGTGGTACAAGCACCATTGCCCCAATTTTTATTAGCCCAAGCTGCTAGGCTACTACGCATTGATTCAGGGTCGTACTGATTGCAAGGTACTTCTATTGCTTGATTAGGCGTAAGGTTTTTAACAATAGGCACAAAATGTTTAGTTAATGTGCCAAACGGATATTTCAAATCTCTGCGTGATTTAACTTCTTCTACCCGTAAATTGCCATACCTTTTGCCATCGCTGTCAATAATTGCATACTTAACTCCACAAGCGTTAAGCATAGAAAATACTTTTAATAAAGTATTGCGTTCAATGTTATTCATTGTTTCCCCCCAAAAATATTAGAAAAATCGTCAAAAATCGTACCCAAAATGGGGCTAATCCTACGCTTATTGGGTAAGCCACAATGAAACCTGATTAGGTCAATTTCTGCCAAAGTCAACATATCACCATCCTCTGCCTTATCTAAAGCTATCTCAAGGCGTTCTTGGTCTTGCAACTGTTCGTTATGTAATTCCTGTAAGTCATCCATAATTATCTCCAAAAGTAAACAGCTTATGCTGTACCACAATATTAAGCCAAATTAAAAAAAAGTGCAAACTATTTGATATAGCGTTGTATTTTTGGTAAGATAGCTTAATGAAGAAGAAAAGCGTATTTACCGATAGCCAAATTATTGAGTTACTGGGTGGGCCTACCAAAATAGCCAAAATCTGCAAAATTAGCGTACCTGCTGTAAGTATGTGGAAAAACTCAGGTATTCCTGCCGATAAGATGGTTTATTTAGGGGCTTTGTTAGAGCAAGAATCCAAAGGCTTGGTAAGCCGTAAGGACTTATTTCCTGAAAGTTACCAGTTGATATGGCCTGAATTACGATGATTCCGCATATAGTGGCTTTTGGTGGCGGTGTTGATAGCACAGCTATGGTTATTGGTCTTATCCAAGAAAAACGCCCTATAGACCTTATTTTGTTTGCCGATACTGGCGGTGAACGACCCGCAACCTACGCACACATTGAAGCCTTTAGCGATTGGCTAGAACAACAAGGTTATCCACGAATTACTGTGGTTAAAAGGGTTACAGAATCAGGCGAATACGAAACACTAGAAGAAGAATGTTTACGAGCTAACGCTTTACCATCCATAGCTTATGGGTATAAACGATGCTCGCAAAAGCACAAAATAGCCCCACAAGACAAGTTTTGCAATAATTGGCAACCAGCCATTGATACATGGAAAAGCGGGCAAAAGTGCGTTAAATACATAGGTTACGATGCCAACGAAGAACATAGGGCTGAGAACGCTGCCAAGCGTGAGGATAAGAAATACGACTACATTTACCCATTAATTGAATGGCAATGGGATAGGCAAAAATGCTTAGATGTTATTGAATCTGTAGGCATTAAGAATGTAGCCAAATCTGCTTGTTTTTATTGCCCAAGCTCAAAACCACAGGAAATTGTGCAACTTTACAAAGAATACCCTGATTTATTACAACGAGCCTTAAAAATTGAACAAAACGCTGAATTAACTAGCATTAAAGGGCTTGGTCGCAACTACGCATGGGCAGATGTTATTCGGATGCACGAAGCCCAACTGACTCTACCTTTAGTGGGATTTGATGCACCTTGCGAATGTACCGAATAGTTTGTTATACTGTAGGAGCAGATTGATACCTGTTTAGTATTTAACTCGAAGCCATGAGACCCTTTTGGGTTGTTCTGAGCGTTTAGTAAATGTTTTCGAGTCATTTATTAAGCGGTGTCGACTTAGAACAACCTAAAGGGGTTTTTCTATTTCTGCCACCCGAAACGACAGGGTGTTAGAAAAAGTCGGGGATGGGCTAGAGGCCGATGGAGATTCAGCATCGGAGCGAGGGTCGACACCTGCGATAGCCGCCAAGATACTGGGTCAAGCCAGCTTGGGTAGAGTCGTTACTCGATACATCTCTTGACAGTATCGCCACTTGTGGCGTTGGTCGTTCTATGGGAAAAGAGCTTGCAAGGTTATACAAAAATATAACTAGGGTTTATCCTAATATACGATATAATTAAGTTTACTTAACCTACAGACTTTACGGGGGAATTGTGAGTTCTTGGCTAATAATCGTTACGGGGCTTATTTATACCTATATAGGTATAGAACAAGCTTTTAAAGGTAATGTGCCTATGGCGGTTGTATATAGCGGTTATGCTTTTAGTAATTTTGGTTTGGTATTTTTAGTTAAATAGGGGGATGTGTGGATTTTGAAAAGTTTTGGATAAATTGGCCCAAAAAGGTCGCCAAGAAAAAAGCTGAAATTGCTTGGAAACGATTGACTGACCTTGAAAAGCGTGAAGCATTAGAAGCCTTGCCAAAACACCTTAGACATTGGCAACTTAAACGCACCGAAATAGACTATATCCCGTACCCTGCATCATGGATTAACGGGCTTAGATTTCAGGATGTTTTAGACATGACCCCCGCCAAAGAAAAAGTGGATAGGTCTTGGATGTTTAGCCAACAAGGTATTGAAAACAAAGCTCGTGAATTAGGAATACTGGGTAACGGGTACGATAGCTACGATACTTTAAAAAAGAAATGTATGATGCGAATGGGTATGGAGATTGACTGAACATCAATACCAATGTGCAGTACGGCAATTATGCAAGTGGCGTAGTCAATGGGGGTTAGCAAAGTTTAGGGAATACCTATCAAAATACCAAATTGATAGTAATTTACTAATAGGCTTTGCAGACCAATGGAAAAAAAGTAACAAAGGTAACTGGGGGGAATGGATTGAATGAGTTGGCTCTTTTCGCAGGTGCTGGTGGGGGAATACTTGGGGGACATTTGCTCGGATGGCGAACAGTCTGTGCAGTCGAATGGGAGTCATATCCAGCAAGCGTATTGCTTGCCCGACAAAATGACGGAATACTCCCGCCTTTCCCGATTTGGGATGATGTTCAAACCTTTGACGGAAACGCTTGGAGAGGAATTGTTGATGTTGTATCGGGAGGATTTCCATGCCAAGACATCTCAGTTGCAAACACAAAAGGTGACGGCCTTGACGGAGAGCGGTCAGGAATGTGGCGAGAGATGGCAAGGATTATTGGCGAGGTTAGACCAAAATACGCTTTTGTGGAAAACAGTCCAATGCTCACTATTCGAGGACTTGACAGAGTCCTTGCAGACTTGGCCAAGATGGGGTTCGATGCAGAATGGGGTGTGTTGGGAGCAGCCAATGTTGGAGCAAATCACCAAAGAGACAGAATTTGGATTGTTGGAAAAAATGCCAACCCCGAACTCTTGGGATGCCAAGAGAGGGCCAATGAGCAAAGAATTGATGGAAACTGGCAAACACCAAGTGAGCTTAGTCACTTATGTGAAACACAATCCCAAAAAATGGGGGACACCAAAAGCTCAGGATTCTCGTCATGCTTTGAGGGACAGGGGGAAGGGCAATCTTGGGGAGCAAGTATCGGCTCTGCACAATGGTGGAAAATTGAACCCCCTTTGGACAGAGTGGCTGATGGGATGGCCGATAGGGTGGACAGGCTTAAAGCCATTGGAAATGGACAAGTGCCATTATGTGCAGCAACCGCTTGGAACATCCTTAAAGGAAGATTAGATGAAAGAATATGACCCGCACGAAGCAATAGACTTTATATTTAAAACCGCACCGCAATACGCTAAAGCGTCAGGCGAGTTGGCCCAACTTGAAAACTTTAGGCACAGTCTTAAAGCCATCAAGATGTCGCAAACCGAAGAACAGTCGCTAGGGGCACAGGAACGGGAAGCTTATCGTAGCCCTGAATACCAAGACTTATGCAAAGCCATAGGTGTAGCGGTAGAGCAAAAAGAAGCCCTTAGATGGCAATTAGAAGCCGCCAAGATGCGTTTTGAAGCATGGCGTACCCAACAAGCTAATGACAGAAATATAGAAAGGTTGACACGATGAGAGAATTTGCAGAAGTATTCCTAGATTTAACTCGCACCATTAAACGAGTGCATGAACTTAAACTTAAAAATGACCATACCGAAGCCTATTTATTAAGCTGCGATATTACTGACTATGCCCAAGAACTAGAGGATGTACTGCAAAAAGATGCAAACATTCAATAAGATAATGCGTAATGCTTTCGCCTCGCACATCGATTATGGTGCGTTTAAAGGCTTAATACCTACTAACCAAAACTTCTGCCCTAGCAACATAGATGGGATTGCAGAGCGTAATGGTAAGTTTTTGGTGATGGAGTGGAAACGCCCCAATGAAAAGGTTAGCGAGGGTCAAAAACGCCTATTGCAAGCCTTTGCTAAAACGCCTAACTTTACAGTCGTTATTGTGCAAGGCAACACAGATGACCAGTTAGTTATAGAAAACTTTTGGCAAGTCCAACCCTTTGGATGCACTAAACTAGGCAACGGGGTTGACGAATTTAAGGCTTTCTATCTAATGTGGTACGACTACGCTAATGAACAAAAAGGATAAAAAACGCCATGACGATATTGCAAGACTTGGTTGCGTCTTATGCTACCACTTGGGCTACCATGACACCCCCGCAGAGCTTCACCATGTCAGACGATTCGGTGGAAAGCGGTCAGAAGCACCAATACTCCCCTTATGTACCGAGCATCACAGAGGTGCTACAGGTGTGCATGGACTCGGAGCAAAGGCTTTCGAGAGATACCACCAAGTTGAGTTCAATACCTTACTAGGTATAGTCGAGTCAAAGCTCCAACGGGTCAAAGCCTAGTTCTGTAGCTACAGCTTTAGCCCTATTCCTAAAGGTTTTATCGTGTTTAGTCCACGCCTGAGTGCTTGTATCCCACCGACTAGCATGAATCATCTCATGGGCCATAGTCCTAATTACTGTGTCTAAATGACCACACCTAGCGTCAGATATAGTAATGGTATGGGCGTGTTTTTCCCCATCGTCATATAGATATGTACCCATAGCATCAAAGTCGCTATCTACTACAAACTTGATTTCTTCAGGCAAAGGTAAGTCCCAAGACGCAAACGGCTCGCAGCAATACAACATACTGTAGATGTGTTCAATAATCTTAGGCGTTATACGCACAATATTTCCCCACGAAACTCTACCTCGTTTTCTCCACAAACCTGAATCATCTCAGGCATTAAAAGTCTGCCACGCTCCCACGAAGCCATAATGAAACCTTGCCGCCAGTCACGGGCTGAGTCTTCCACATACGAGAAGCTATCCGCATTAATGTCAGCTAAAGTGCCTGTTTGAATTCCCCAGTAAGTCTTTTGGTCAAAGGTTGATATAGGGCTCAAAGTCAAGACATGGGTATGCCCCGTAAATATATTACAAAAACTGGCTTGGACATTGTTATAGCCTGCGTACCTACCGCCTTTATGCCTGTGTTTAATTACAGTATCGTCATTAACCCAAAACGACCAACAGGTTTCCCAATGGGGGAAATGGTACTTGAGGTTAAACCCATCCACCCCCGAAAACTCAGGGGCACGAGCCACCAAAGCTGACTCATAACGCATATCATGATTACCCAGCGTCCATATTAGCCTACAGCCCGCAGGTCTAACCTTTTCAATGGCATCTAAATGCGTTTTACAGTAGTTTAGTTCGTCTAACACGCTAGGTTGGCGGTCATAGTTAATCTTTGGGAATCGACTCAATACAGCCCCGTCAAAGGCATCTCCGTTACAGATAATAGCTTTGGGTTTGAAATGCTCAATAAATTTAATCAGAGCTTTAAACCCTGTAGTTGTATCTTCTGTAAAGTGGGCATCCGAAAAGATGATGACTCGACCCTTTTCTAATTCCATACCCCGTCTAACGCTATGGGTAGTGGCATCTAAGCGTTCTTGCAACAATTCTTGGCGTTTTGTTCTTTCAGCCCTAGCTCTTTCAATATATTCTTGGCTTTTTTCTATTTTGTAATTAATGTCAGTTTCTAGCGTTATGTTGTGTCTTATCTCTATTGAACGCCTACGATTCATAACGGCACGAACACCAACACCTAAGTGTTCTGCTAGTGCTGTGGGGCTAGGATAAGACCGCCACTTTTCTATAAATTCGTCATCACTAATGTAATCACCATACTGATTTTTAGCCATATAAGACCCTAATCGTGATAAAGTTAGCATATATTAACCGATTACTGTTAAAAAACAATGGCATACGCAAGAAGAACTGACGCAAATCAAGCCGAAATCGTTAAAACTCTACGAGAAGCTGGTGCTGATGTGTACGACTTATCAAAAGTCGGCAAAGGAATCCCCGATTTACTGGTAACTTTTAATGGTGAAACTATCTTGATGGAAGTCAAGCGTGACGCTAAAGCTAAATTCACCGCAGAACAATTAAAGTTCATTGCTAAGTGGAAAGGTGGGCCATTAAGTCGAGTAGATAGCCCTGAATCTGCATTAAGAGTGATTGGATTAATCCCAAAATACGACTATAATCAATAAAAACAAGGAGTTTGTATGGAAAATTGTGCATTATTTGTAGCTACATTACTACATTCTGCGACTAATACGCATTTCTTCCATTGGTCTACTGACAGTTTTTCTAAACACAGCGCACTCGCTGAATACTACGATGGCATTGTAGAACTAACAGACACCTTTGCCGAGTCTTACATGGGCAAATATGGCAAATTTACCGCATTTCCAAGCGTGTACCATCAACCCAAAGACCCACTTAAATACTTAGAATCCCTACAAAACTTTGTGGCAGATGCTCGCCAAGATTTACCGCAAGATTCTGAATTACAGAACATTATTGATGAGATTGCAGACCTGATTAACACTACGACTTACAAACTTAAGTTCTTGAAATAAAAGGATAAATCATGCCATTAATGAAATCAGGTAGTAAGGAAGCAATCGGGAAGAATTACGAGAAAGAGCGTCAATCAGGCAAGTCTAAGAAACAAAGTCTAGCGATTGCTTTGTCAGTCCAACGGGAAAACGCCAAAGGTAGCCGTAAGTCTAAGCTAGAAGATGCTTATGCTCGGTACATTCAAGAAAAATCTTGAAAATTCTTGAAATATGAGCCGACAAGACCAAATTCGTGCTGCAATGGATAAGCACGATAAGCCAATACCTAAGACTACAACGGGTAAAGGTAAGAATTACTTGCCAACAGAGCAAGGGGCTGGCATGACCGCCAAAGGTCGTGAAGCCTACAATCGCAAGAACAACGCCAATTTAAAAGCCCCCGCCCCAAATCCTAAGACTGATGCTGATAAGGGTAGAAAAGCTAGTTTTTGTGCAAGAATGGGCGGAGTAGTAAAGAACAGCAAGAACGCTGAACGAGCAAAAGCAAGCATGAGGAGATGGAACTGTGGCTAAACAAGGACTATATGCAAACATCCACGCCAAGCGTGAGCGAATAAAAGCTGGTTCAGGCGAAAAGATGAACAAGGTTGGTAGCAAAGATGCCCCTACGAAGCAAGACTTTATTCAGTCGGCTAAGACTGCAAAACCGCCCAAAAAGACTAGAAAACAAATGCTTACCGACAAAATGAAGGATATGTAATGAAAACTAAAGAACCTAAGAAGCTAGACTTCTCAATGAAGGGTGGTAAACCAAGCAAGCTACAAGCTAACGAAGATAAGCGTATGAAGCGTAAAGCGGAGTTAATGAAGCACTTTAACCAATTTGTTAAACAGATGGCATAAACTTAGTTTTAGTATTAGAATAAACCCTAACTTAATCAATCACTTGGATAAGTATGGAAAATAAACAATTAAGAAATATTAAGGGTGCTGGCAGGCCTGCTGGTAGTCCTAATAAATCCACCGCATTGGCTAGAGAAGCCATAGCAAGGTTTGTTGATGGTAATAGCCATAAGTTACAAGAATGGCTAGATAGCATCGCTAAAGACCCTAAATACGGCCCTAAACACGCATTTGACTGCTTTATGCAAGTGGCTGAATACCATGTACCTAAACTAGCCCGTACTGAGCATACTGGTAGCGAGGATAAACCCATCCGTTATGTGGTTACATGGAAGAAGTAGTTGTTGACATTGAGCTTTATAAGCCAAGAGATGTATTCCTAGACTTCCACGATAGAACCCAACGATGGGCTGTGATTATTGCTCACCGAAGGGCTGGCAAGACTGTAGCCTGTATTAACGACATTCTTTGGCAAGCCTTGACTGAAACTAAGGAAAATGCCCGATATGCTTACATTGCCCCGTACTATGCTCAAGCTAAGTCTATTGCTTTTGATTACCTTATGCAGTTTAGTGAGCCTGCTAGGGTTAAGCACAATATCTCAGAGTTGTGGGTGGAGTTATTCAACGGGGCTAGAATTCGTCTATTTGGTGCAGACAATCCTGATGCTTTGCGGGGTTTATACCTAGATGGCGTAGTCCTAGACGAATATGCCGACATGAAGCCAAAAATATGGGGCGAGGTAATCCGACCCCTATTGGCTGACAGACAAGGTTGGGCTACTTTTATTGGTACGCCAAAGGGTCACAATACCTTTTACGACATATACCAGTACGCCACGATTAATAAGAATGAATGGTATAGCTCTGTATTGCGGGCTAGTCAAACTAAACTAATCCTACAAGCTGAATTAGACGATGCCTTAAAGTCTATGAGCGTTGACCAATACCAGCAAGAGTTTGAGTGTAGCTTTGAAGCTGCCATTATTGGGGCTATATATGGCACAGAGATGCGACTATTGACTGATGCAGGGCGTATTACCAAAGTCGAGCCTGACCCCATGTTTAAAGTCAATACAGCATGGGACTTGGGCTTTAACGATGCTACGGCTATTTGGTGGTATCAGGTCGTACATGGAGAGATACGAGTATTGGATTACCATGAAGCTCATGGGCAACCTATTCCTTATTATGCTAACCAAATTAAAGAACGACCATACGAATATGGTACACATTGGCTACCACACGATGCACGAGCTAAAACTTTAGCAAGCGGTGGTAAGTCAATAATTGAACAATTAATAGATAAATTGCCCCTAAAAAGCGGAAATTTGTTTAAAATCGTACCTAATCTGTCATTACAAGACGGCATACAAGCTACAAGAATGGCGTTAAGTCGCACTTGGTTTGATGCCATGAAGTGTTCAGAAGGCATTGAATGTTTGCGTCAGTACCAACGGGAGTACGATGAAGATAAGAAAGTATTTAGAGATAAGCCTAGACATGATTGGACAAGTCATGGAGCGGATGCTTTTAGGATGCTTTCTGTGGCTTGGCGAGATGAAGCAGAAATTGCGAAGCAAAACGCAC